AGAAATGACTTATGGTAATGTAAGTATTGAAACGGTTTGTATATTGAATGATATTATGAATTTCTTACCGATGTGGTCTAAAAAAATAACAGACGATGTTGTTTGGCCAACATACAAAAGAAAGATTGAAAAATACACACCGTTTATACATTATGATAAACAAAAATTCAAAAACATTTTAAAAGAAAGTTTGAGAGACTATGCGTAGAATCAGTTGTATCTATCTGGACATGGATGGTGTGATTGCCAATTTTGAAAAACGTTACAAAGAACTTTTCAACATCTATCCTGCCGAAGCAAGAAACAATAAAGAGTTTGATACATACTTTGATAAATTTATTGCTGATGGAAACTTTGCAACACTAGAAATGATGCCTGATGCTATGCAGTTGATTATGGCATTACGTAACGCAGTGCCACCAACACAGATTCTTTCCTCTACTGCCAGTCAGAAAAGGTATGATGCAATCTCCAAACAAAAAATCGAATGGTTGGAAAAACACGATATTGATTTCCAACGCAATTTCGTTCCAGGTAAACAGCATAAGAAAAAATATGCTAGAAGTGACACAATAATCATTGACGATACCGAAAGTATCATTAATGATTGGCGTGAAGCAGGTGGTCTGGCAATCTTGCACAGAAATATTCCAGATACCTTGGCACAGTTAAAGTTTCTGCTTGACGGCGCCTAAATAATATTATATAATGTATCATGTGGACAATCCGTTTATATTCCGTTAATATTCCGTTTAATAAGAAAGAAGGTAATTATGAGTATTGATTTTTCAAGCCTAAAGAAAAGTTCAGGCAATCTGGACAAGTTGAAATCTAAAGTAGCAGAGCTCAACGCATCAACAGAAGGCAAATCCGATAAAGAAAATTTTTGGCGACCAGAAGTAGATAAAGCCGGTAACGGCATGGCTACTATTCGCTTTCTACCCGCAGCAGCAGTAGATGGTGATGACGGTCTTCCTTGGGCTAAGATTTTCGAACATGGCTTCCAAGGTCCTGGTGGTTGGTTAATCGACAAATGTTTGACAACCAAAAACCAGCAATGTCCAGTATGTGAACACAACAACAAATTGTGGAACTCTGGCATTGAAGCGAACAAGGACATTGTTCGTAAACAAAAGCGTAAACTATCTTACATCGCTAACATCTACATCGTATCTGATCCTAAGCATCCAGAGAATGAAGGGCAAGTTAAATTGTTCAAGTTCGGTGCTAAGATTTTTGAGAAGATTACTGAAGCAATGAATCCTCAGTTTGAAGATGAAACACCAATCAATCCATTTGATTTCTGGAAAGGTGCTAACTTCAAGTTGAAGATTACTAAGGTTGCAGGTTATCAGAACTATGATAAGTCTGAATTTATGTCACCATCAGCATTGTTGGATGACGATGAAGAACTTGAAAAGATTTGGAAGTCACAACATTCTCTTTCAGAGTTGGTTGCTGACAAAGAATTTAAGTCTTATGATGCTTTGAAAACACGTTTGGATAAAGTTCTTGGTTTGAATGATGATGGTGATGCTCCACGAGCAAGAACCACAGTTGAACAAGCTAAGGCTGCACCTAAGAAAGTTGCTGATGATACCCCACCTTGGGAACCAGCAACAGATGATGATGATATGGCTTACTTCTCAAAGTTGGCTGACGATTAAAAACTAAATCGCTCCTTTCTTCGCCTTTAGTTTACCCCGCCTAGTGCGGGGTTTTTCATATCATCCGAGTAGAATCAACAATCAATCCCATGAATGTCGGTTCATCATTTCTGACCGATATCTCAATAGGTCTTAAACCACTCTTAGGTTGAGTTTTGGTCACGTTGTTGACGGTTTTATTGACCATTGTTGGTGTAACATCCTGATTTTTAGCCTCAATATTACCAAAATTAACTTGATTGGTTAAATTGGATACAGGTGATGATTTTGGTGTTACAGAAACTGGAGTTGCCTTTGGTTCTGCAGCTGCTGGTTCCGGCATTGCAGTTGGTGTTGTATTTGGAACCGAATTAAGTCGTTTAGTTTCAGCAGCACTTTCATTTGGAACAGTTGCATTTTTTGCAGGTGTTGGTTCTGGCGCAGGTTTGACTGGTGTTACTAATCTACCCTCAGAATCAATACGTGAAAAACCTTTTCTACGTTCCTCTTCGGTCGTTCCACTCTTTTCATCCCAACCAATCTTTTTAAGATATGCATCTTGCATCTCTTTGTCTTTCCATGGAGTTAGGAAAGATGCTTTATCTTCAGAAGGTCTATCAGCAAGAAGATTCAATCTCTTACGTTCAACTGCATCGGTGCTTTCCGCAGCTTCCATAATTGCTCTAGATTCAGCTCCAGGATCCATCGCACCAAGAATACTTTTTGTTGTTGCCTCTGGATTTTTATCGTTCTCCAAAAGCGTAAGCAGAGTTGCACCAGCCAACAAACCAAGACCAATTGGATTGAACATGAAGAATCTGGCAATGCTAGCCAAAACCGGCAACGCTGCACGACCAATACTGAATGCTTCAGCAATATAATCCATCACAGATGGTTCTTGTCTAACGGGTTCAGCAGTTTTTTGTTCTTGCACTGGTGCTGTAAATTTTGTTCCAGTAAGAGCTGCCAAGAATTCTTTATGGCGTCTTTGTTTTTCACTTTCAATTTCTTCCGCAGAATTTTTTTCCAATTCTCTTAATCTAATATCTTCTTCACGGCTATTTTTTAAGAATGAATATATCTTAGATAATTGTTCATTGATTCCTGCTGTGTCACCTTCACCAGGAAGTTTTTTAATTTTATCTGCTGTGTTGTAACCACCAATAACACTTTTAGTTCTGCCTGTGAAATAGTCAATGTCTCTTTGACTACGACCAGTTAATTTACCAAACAATGCTGGAATAAATCTTGAACCACCTGTCATAAATCTTATGACGTTCAATGGGTCAAATTTTTCTTTGATTCCTTTTATTCGAGCTTGACTTCTTAGTGAAATTGTTTTGCCAATAGCACTAACAATACCAGTGTCTTTTCGAGCTAACTGGTCAAGGACCATATCAGAAAAATTAGATTTTCTGATTCTTCTGGCCTGTTGGTAATTTAATTTATTGTCTGCCATTTTTTACTTTCTTTTGTGGGCCGGTCTATCATCAACTCTGTTGGTATTTGCAGATTCTTCGGAAACATAATTGTTATTTGTGGTGTTATTACTTACCGGAGAAGATTTACCACTTTCTTTATGAAGGTCAAGATTTTCTGTTGTTATACCCAACAATTTAGAGGCTGATTTACCAGATTCTAATTGCTGCCTTAGATAAGTTGGTCTGTCACCATTTCCAGAAAAAGCTGCACGAACTTGTTCCACGTTAGATATATCGACATTACCTTTTCCTGCCGTCAATAACATTACAGCTTTATCTAAGTCATCTTGATTGGTATAAGAATTTAATATTCTCAGACCTTTCTCATAACCAGCTTTCATTTTTTCAATTGATAACGCTGCATTTAAACTGTTGCCGGCAAGTAACGCCAAATACGCTAAAGTAGCAGCAGTTGTGGTTTGAACATCTCTGTTAATCAATTCTGGATTATTAACTAAATCTAATCCCAAAAATTTACCAATGGCTTTATAAGTTCCTTCGTGTGTTATACCAATCAGTGACCTACCCATATATTTGGTGCCGCCATGATATCCAACAGCTTCAAAAAATTTATTTTGGTCTGGATCTTCTATTACTGATTTCCATTTTTCGCCTGACCATTTTTTGGCAAAAGTGAAATTCATATATGCTGTTCCAGCACCAGGTCCGGATTGAGGAACACTAGGGTCCTTTGCAGCAATTTTTTTATATTTGTCAGCTGGAATCTTAGATTTTCCTGATTCCATATTTCGCCAAGTATTTTTATATGCTACTGGTCCCGCTTCTGTAAGTGTTTCTCCAGCAGCAGTTTCTTTAGACGCAACTAATAATATACCACCAGCCAATACCGATGAAGCACCTAAACTATTAAGTTCTTTTTTAATGTTTGATGCTCTTGCAGCTGAATCTAATCCTTTTAGTCCTTCACCTTCTCTACCCATTCTTGTGGCTGATGTTTTTCCTGGTTGTGGTCTTGCAGGTTGAGCAGAAGGTTGTTTTGGTGGTTCTCTAACAGGTTCTGCTTTCTTTGGTGGTTGTTTTGGTGGTTCTCTAACAGGCTCAGTTTTCTTTGGTGGCTGAGGCTTTGGTGGCTCAGGTTTAGGTGGCTGAGGCTTTGGTGGCTCAGGTTTAGGTGGCTGAGGCTTTGGCGCTTCTGGCTTTGGTGGTTGTGGCTTTGGCGCTTCTGGCTTTGGCGGTTGAGGTTGTGGTTTTGGTGCCTCTGGTTTCGGTGCCTGAGGCTGTGGCTTTGGTGCCTCTGGCTTTGGTGCTTGAGGCTGTGGCTTTGGTTGAGGCTTTGGTGGCTGAGGCTTTGTCGGCTGTTTAGGAGGTGCCTTTTTCTTCGCAGCCTCTTCCGCCTTTCTTTCACGGCGAATAACTTTTTTTGGTTTTGGTATTCTACGTAGTGAAAGAGCTTTGATTATTTCTTCGTGTCTCTTTTGATCCTCAGATTCTTCTTCTTCTCTACGATTAATTTTTTGTTGTCTGTCTAGTTTCGCATCATCACGGTTTTGCACCATCATTTTATAAATTTCACCTAGATACTTTGCGTTGCTCATAGGTTCGAAAGATGATTCTTCCGATTTACTAAATTTGTTCTTTAAAACGTCACCAATTTTGCTAGCTGTTCTTTTAAACAAACTAGCAGATTGTTTGGTTTTTTCAGACACAACTGGACTTGACGATGTTTCGCCTGTGTCTTTTTTATTGTTTCCAAAAAATTTCATTTACTTTGTTCTCTGTCGTTCTTTAAGTTTTTGGTTTTCTTCTTCCAAATATTGAATCAACATAGCGACATAGATATCTCGTTCCCAAGGTATCATATCTTCAAGTTCAGTAAGACTATACTTATGGTGTTGTATCAATGAAAAGTTAGTCTTGTAGTAATTTTTTAAGTCATCATAACCAAGTATTAGCCGAAAAAACTTTCGAGGCCCTCCACATCCAAGTGGTGTTCAAAACCACACTTGGAACATTTCATATCAATCTTCTTAGACAATTTAGGAATACTATTAAAAAACCTTTCCAGTTTTTCAAACTGTTCTTGGTTCAACTGTTCAATAAATTCAATCATTTCTTCTGTTGGAACTTCATTTGCATAATGGAACTGTTCACCATCATAAACATATTCAATACAGTTAGCCAACATATTAAATGTGATTTCTGTAATATCTTCTAAATCAACAGAATCTTTGACCAATCTGAATGGTGGATATTTCATCTTAACAGAAATAGTTTCTGTCAATTGGATTTCTGGATCAACATATTCTTCCTGAACGGGTATGACTTCTGTTAAGTTGACCTTTGCTTCCATGATGTTACCACAAGTTTTATCTTCAACTTCATTGTTGCAGCGATATTTCGATTCAGATATTTCACCAACAGACTTTGCTCTCAGTTGTAGGAAATAATACTCAATGTCTATGATTGGCAATTCATCAATGTCAACCTCTTTAGACAAGGTGCATACGTTCAAAATTTCTCTAACGTTGTGTTGAATAGTCTTGGCATCGGAAGATTCCAATGCCATCATCAAAGCCTTTTGTTCTCTGACCAAATATGGTCTGTATTTTATATTCTTTTTAGAAACAGGTAGTTGCAATTCATATGTTGGCACTTCAAGTTTTGGTAAAGCCATAATATCTCCTTATCATCATTCATTAAAATTTATTGGTGAATTCACAGCATCTGCCATAGAATTAAAACCACTAGACAAACCACTTCCAAGAGAACCTCCCAATCCACCAAGAGAGGTTGCTACAGATTCTAAGCCAGCATCCAAAAGATCCATACCCAAACCTTGTAGAGAAAGATTTTTCCAGTAGGTGTAAGCGAAAGTAACTGTCAATT